TACGGACGACGGTCTAGAAAAAATATTTAGAACTTTTATGCAACAACCTGGTAAAGATACAGTCATGGAAGGTAAACGAAGAGCTGTTATTAGAAAAATTTTATTAAAAGACGATAGAATAAATTTACCTGATGATATCAAAGAAAGTTTAGAAAACTACAATGACTTAAGAGGTGGCGGAACAAAAGAGATGGACCCGTTAACTATTTTTGATACGTATTACAAAAGAGATACTAACAAACTGGAAACACTAGATAGTATTATTGATACTGCAGAAAATGAAGTTAAAGCAGCTGATGAATTTAAATTTCTTGAAGATGGATTTGATTTAGTAGAGGACACTAAACCTCCTAAACCACCTAGAGATGAAAAAGCTGGTGGCGGTCTTAGCTACTTAATGGGGATGTAATATGGCTGACGAAGTAATGTTTGGCACACCAGAAACTTGGGGCAAGAAGGTCGGTCAATTTATTGAAGAAAAAGAATACATTATACCACAACCAAAACCACAAGACGTAATAGAACAAAGAAGAAAAGATAGTTTAAGAAAATTTCTTTTTGATTATCCAGGAGCTGTCGAACAAGAAACTGTAGATTATATTAAGGATTATATTAAGAGAGAAAACTTTGGAGTAAAAGGAACATCTAAAATTTTACCTAAATTAAATGCAGAAGCACAAGAAGAGTTTGGTAAAAATTGGGATAAACTTAATGCAGACGATAAACAACTAATATCATCTAGAGTAAGAGCAAGAGAAGCTTCTGCATTAAAAAAAGTAGATCCAGCTAAAAATCAAAACATACTTAGACAAAAAGCAACTGAAAAAAAACTTAAAGACTTTGCCGCAGAGTTTAAAAAAGAAAATGGCAGACCTCCTATGATTAAAGAAATTAAAGAAGGAGTAGGCACTGCAGATGCACAAATTAAAAAATATTTAAAAAAATCAGAGTACGCAACACCTCAACAAGCTCTTAAATTTAAAACACCAAAAGAAGCAAAAGCCATACCTGATGAAATGAAAAATTGGTTTAAAACAAACTATCCAGGTAAAGATTGGGGAACAGATTTAACTATAAATGAAAGAGGAATAGCAAAAGAAAAATTTAAAAATAGAAACAATCCAAGAGTATTGGCTCGGGGTGAATATAAAAAGTTAGATGATTTTTTACAAAAAAGAATAGATGATGGTGAAACTTTATTTAAAGGTGGACTAGGAGATATTGCAAAAGAAGCTGGAGCTGATTTAACACCTTTACAAACTGGTAGCTATATTAACTCAAGATTTCCAGGTGAGCTTGTTTACAGAGGGACAAAGATAGGTGAGGTTCCAAAGATTAGAAAAAGAGTTGCTGAGTTAGCAAAAACTTTAACTGATAAACAAATTTATGAAAAACTTGTAGAAGAAAAACTTATTAATCCTTCTGGTGCAAAAGAAAAAGTAGATTATAAAAACGTTAGAAATTTAATGAAAGACTTACAAGAAGAAGGTAAAATAAAAAACATAATTAAAAATCCTTTAAGTCAATACACTCCTCAAGAAGAAAAATTTAGAGATGATTTAATAAAAAAATATATTAATAAAAATCCTGATGTAGACAACGCTTTTCAAATAGCTAAAGGAGTTGTTAGAGAAAATCCAGAATTAAAAATGTCTTCTAACTTTGTTAAAAAATCTGTAGAGCGTCAAGGTTTAGATAAAGCTTTTAAAAGCAGGCACGCAAAAATTTTTCCTGAAGTGCAAGCTTTAGATAAAATAATAAAAAATTTACCAGAGCTTAAATTAGGAGAGGCGCTTCCTAAAAATTTAAAAGAAAGAGTATTAATTGAATATGCAGAAGCTACAGGTAAAAATATAGCTGAAGCAGAAGGAGAACTTGTATCTAGAATGAGAAAACTTGGAACTCTTTACACTGGAGATGTAGGAAGATACGAAACTGATTTATATAAAAAAATTAAAACACCTAAAAATTATATTGATTCTAATTTTCAAAAAAACTTTATAACCTTAACTGATCGAACAGGAGAAGTTAGTAATATCCACATGGCTAAATTGTTGGGTTTACCAAAATCAGAACAAAGACTTATACAAGGAACAGCCAATATGTTTAGTGCTTTTGATTTTGATGTAGCAGGAGATCACACAGATATAAAAGCCATGATGAGAGATTTTCCTGGTTACAAAAAGAATTTTTCAAGAATAGAATATATCAAAGATACCTTAAATGATTTTAAACAAACTTATGATTCTAGAATAAATGCTTTAAGAAAAGCTGCTGAAAATGTAACAGGGCAAGCTCAGAAAGATTTACTAGATGAAGCAAATGAAATAGCAAGCGAGTTTGAATCAAAAACGGGATACAGAGTAGGTACTTTCGATTTAAAAAAAGGCAGAGTTGCTATTAATCCTCAAACTTTAAGATTACCTGATCTTAAAAATCCTTTTAATGAAACTCTTCAACAAGCCATGGAAAATTTTGAACAAACAAAAAATCCTAAATTAGGAGGAAAAGCTGCTACGGTTCCAGAAGAATTTACCGGTCTTGACAAAAAATTAATGGAGTCTACTGCATCTGAAAGAGCAAAAATATTTAAAGATGTTGCTGGCACACCAGAAGCTAAAGAAAGTTTGTATTTAAAAGCATTACAAAAAGTTCCTAAGATTGGAAAGATTGCAACAGCAGTGATAGGAGGAACTGCAGGAGCAGCAGCTATAACTACTCTTGCACAAGCAGATGAACCTGGTGTTGAAGACGAGGATAGCGTCTTACCAGAAGCTGCAATTGGAACAGCAGCTGTTGCACCACTAGCAACAAAAACAGGAAGAAACATTTACGGAACAGCAGGAAAAGGATTACTAAAAGCTTTAAGAGTTTTAGGACAACCAAGTGTAGCTGCAGGTTTTGCAGTTGATGAAGCAAGACAAGGTAATATTAAAACAGCTGGCGCAAGTTTATTGGCACCAGAACTTGTTGGATCATTAGCACCAGCAGGACGAGGTATATTATCTACAATAGGAAAATTTGCTATGAATCCTTTTGGCAAAGCTGCAAGAGCATTTACACCTCTTGGATTAGCAACAATAGCAGCGGGTGGAGCTTATGATTTGTATAAAGAATACGAGAGAAGAAAAGAACTAACACCAGAAGAGAGATTAGAAGAAGATCTTGAGAGAGATAAAGCAGCAGCTGAAATGATGATAGGAGCAGCTGACGGTGGTCTTATTAGATTAGGACTTGCTGATGGACCAAAGAAAAAAGGATTGAAGAATCCAGGCAGAAGAGAATTTATGAAAACAACAGGTAAGCTAGCAGGTATTGCAGCGTTACTACCTTACGGTATTGGTAAAGGTGTTAAAATAGCAACAAAAGCAGCACCCGCTGTAGGTGAAGGATTTAAACTTGGCATGGATAAACTGATGTTGCTCGTTGACAAAATTAAACTATTAGGTAAAGATGTGACTCCTAAATATGGAACAAAAGAAAGAGAGCAAGTAACATTGTATCAAGGCAAAGATGGAGCTTCTTACGAACTGGCAGAAGACTTATCTACTGGTGATATTAGGGTTACTAGAGACGTAGAAGGTAGTGCTAGCTATGGAGATAGATCTTACGATACAATCGAAGATAGAACCGAATTCCAGATTAGAAAAGGCGAAGTGTATGTTAAAGATGAAGGTCTTGAGACTCAAAAAGCTATTCAAGCCCCTGATGAATATGAAGAAGGCAGAGCTGTGTTTGATCAAGACGGGACTGTAGCTGATATCGACGATGTAGATGATGCAGTAATTGAGGCAATAGAAGATGAAATTAAGTAAAACAATACCCCCTAAATCAGGGCCACAGCCTGAAGGCTTGAATATTAATTATAATACTGTTAAACCTGTAAGATTGGAGAAAATAAATGGCAGACATAGACAAATCTCTTCCAAACGTAGAGCAAGAGATAAAAGTACCATCACCTGAAGAATTAGAAATTGCTCAACAAGAAGAGCAACAGAAAATCGCTGAACAAGGTGAACCAGTAGAAGTTACAGAAAACGAAGATGGTTCTGTAGATATTAATTATGATCCTTCAATAGGATCTGTTGAAGGCGGACAAAACCATTACGATAATTTAGCTGAACATTTACCAGATGAAATTATAGGAAGATTAGGTTCAACTCTTTATCAAAATTATACAGATTACAAAAATTCTAGAAAAGATTGGGAAAGAACTTACAGAGAAGGTTTAGATCTTCTAGGATTTAAATACGATAATAGAACAGAACCTTTTCAAGGTGCAAGTGGTGCAACACATCCGGTGTTAGCAGAAGCTGTAACACAATTTCAAGCGTTAGCTTACAAAGAATTATTACCTGCAGATGGACCAGTTAGAACACAAATTTTAGGATTACCAACTCCAGAAAAAGAACAACAATCTCAAAGAGTAAAAGATTTTATGAATTACCAAATCATGGAAAAGATGCAAGATTATGAAGCAGACTTTGATTCATTATTATTTCATTTACCGTTAGCAGGATCTGCTTTTAAAAAAGTGTATTACGATGAGACAGCAACAACAGCTGTTTCTAAATTTGTACCAGCCGATGATTTGATTGTTCCGTATACGGCTACCTCATTAGACGATGCGGAGTCTATCATTCATCGTGTGCAAATATCTGAAAACGAATTAAGAAAACAACAAGTTGCTGGTTTCTATAGAGACATAGAATTAAAACCAGGACCAGTAAATGAAACTGAAGTTGAAAAAAAAGAACGAGAGTTAGAAGGACAATCAAAAGGAAGAGAAGATGATACATTTAATATTTTAGAGTGTCATGTTCATTTAGATCTTGAAGGTTTTGAAGATGTTGGACAAGATGGTGAACCAACAGGAATCAAACTTCCATACATTGTAACTATTGAAGAAAATTCTAGAGAAGTTTTAGCAATCAGAAGAAACTATGAAATAGGTGATCCATTAAAAAAATCTATTAGTTATTTTGTACATTTTAAATTTTTACCAGGACTTGGTTTTTATGGTTTTGGTTTAATACACATGATTGGTGGACTATCAAGAACAGCGACATCTGCATTAAGACAATTATTAGATGCAGGAACATTATCAAACTTACCAGCCGGATTTAAACAAAGAGGAATCAGAATAAGAGATGATGCACAATCAATACAACCAGGTGAATTTAGAGATGTAGATGCACCAGGTGGTAACATCAGAGATTCATTTATGATGCTTCCATTTAAGGAACCATCACAAACTTTGTTAGCACTTATGGGCGTCGTAGTACAAGCAGGTCAACGATTCGCTTCAATAGCAGATCTGCAAGTAGGTGAGGGTAATCAACAAGCAGCTGTGGGTACGACCGTAGCATTGCTAGAAAGAGGCAGCAGAACAATGTCTGCAATTCACAAAAGAATTTATGCTTCTTTGAAAAAAGAATTTAAAATTATGGCAAGAGTTTTTAAATTATATCTACCTAACGAATATCCTTATGATGTTGTTGGTGGTCAGAAAATGATTAAACAACAAGACTTTGATGACAGAGTAGATATATTGCCGGTTGCAGATCCAAACATATTTTCCCAAACACAGCGTATTTCGCTGGCACAGTCTGAACTGCAACTGGCAACGTCTAATCCACAAATACACAATTTGTATCAAGCATATAGAAATATGTATGAAGCATTAGGTGTAAAAAATATTGATAAGATTTTAGTTCGTCCACAACCACCGATACCAAAGGACCCGGCTATTGAGCATATTGATGCTTTAGCCGGGAAACCGTTCCAAGCATTTCCAGGACAGGATCATCGGGCTCACATTACTGCTCACTTAAATTTTATGGCTACTAACATGGCTAGAAATGCACCAATCGTTATGGCTGCATTAGAAAAAAATTGCTTTGAACACATTTCTTTAATGGCTCAAGAACAAGTTGAGATAGAATTTAGAAATGAAATGCAACAACTTATGATGATGCAACAAAATCCACAAGCAATGCAAGATCCAAATATACAAAATCAAATTAGAATGACTTCTGAAAAAATAGAAGCAAGAAAAGCACAACTAATTGCAGACATGATGGGTGAATTTATGAAAGAAGAGAAGAAAATTACTTCTCAATTTGATAATGACCCTATTGCAAAACTAAGATCTAGAGAGTTAGACCTTCAAGCACAAGAAAATGCTAGAAAAAAACAAGAAGGTGAAGAGAGAATTAACCTTGATAAGATGAGAGCGATGATGAATCAAGAAAATCAAGACGAAAAACTAGAACAGAACGAAGATTTAGCAAAATTAAGAGCTAATACTTCAATCGAAAAGACAATTTTATCAAAAACTTTACCAAACGCCAAAGATATGGGTGCGGGAAGTGTGATAATTAAAAAAACTGATGACTAATCTGCAAAAAAAGGTTAGAAATTAGAAAAAAGGAGCAACTATGGCAGAAAAAAACAAAAAAGACCTTAACCACGAAATGTTTACGAACAAAGATGGTTATGTTGAGGGCGGAAAAGAGATCGAGATGACTAATCCGGCTGAAACACAAGAACAAGAAGTTCAAGGTCAAGGAAAAATTTTAAAAGAGAAGAATA